GTGTTTATGCCTTGTATCAATATTATTTTAACAGGTAACGCAAAAAGTGGGTATACCACTTTTAAAACCCCCCATGTTCGCTATTTGTTCTTCATAATTCATTTAATTATTACTAACGATAATTACAGACTATCAATAGTAATTCTTCCGATAATATCGGTTATTGGAAAAACAACTAAACAATTTATAATTATTCTAAACTGCATCAATTGTGTGATATTTTTGCAACACTCATGTATAATATCTAGATTTTATGTGTGTTATTTTTACCACACTATCAATAAAATCAACACTTTTAGAAGGTTTAGCAAAGTAAATATTCATAATTAATTCAAGGTTTTGACCAAGATATTGACAAAGGTTGACTATTATCAGACTTAATTGATAAAGTTTCGGCAGCTTTACCAAACTTTTTTGGTTGTATTTTACTTGCAGACCATTGAGAACTAGCAACAATAATTTTATAAAGATTAACTAAGTTCTGACCTGCTTTACCATCAATCTCACCAGACTCAATTTTAGCTTCAAGATCCAACCTTTTATCTTTTAAACTACTAAGCTCTAGATCAATTGCTAATTGTTTAGCTTGATTATATTTATTCATTAATTCTTCAGAGTTGATTAACTCTTTTCTGAAACTTGACCAAGTGTAATTAACTTCAGGTTTATCAAATACTTGTCTGATAGTTAAACCATCTGCAATTAATTCAAGGATTTGATCTTCTAATTTTTTATTTAATTTTCTAGGTCTTCCAGCCATAATTCTATTATTAAGCGACCTGGCAAGGCAAGAAAGAAAGGAATAGAAAGCACTTACCAGGTCTAGTTAATTAACTTATTTAGACTAACGCAAGGGAGCTAGTAGTCTATAATTCGTTTAACACAATATATAGTATTTTACAAATCAAAAGGAGTTGGTTTCTTTTTAAATGTTCTATTATCAAGGGTAATGGGATTAATTTTAATCTTATTATTAAACATCATTTTATCTATAATATTTTGGACAGTCCAAGCACCAAACCTAAGATTGTTGACTATCCAACGCATTTGATTGGCAGAGAGCATTCCAGAATTGAAGTCATTTTCTATCTGTAAAACTATTTCAATCTTCTCAGGGGGGGTGTAGGTGTTTCTATAGCTTAATTGTAAAGGTTCATTATTATAGTAATATTCATCTTCATTCATTTCTTAAAACCTTTAAACTTTTTCTTATTACTATTGTTATTATTACTATTGTTATTACTCTCTAAATGGTACCCAAATTTTGGGTAGTCTGACTGCTTAGATTTTGACACCCTGATTACCCTATTTTTGGGTAGTCTTAAGGTATATCTATTCGCACTTGATAACCTGTGAATAACTAAATAACCATTATCAACAAGCTCTTTTTTAGCCTTTTGTAAGGTATTGACAGAAACACCAAGTTTCTTGCATAAGTTGGAGTTTCTTAAGTTCCTATAATTAGCAGATAATGACTTTATATAGCAAAATAAGACTTTTGCCTCATTTCCAAGTTTATCGTCATATATGATTGAATTTGGGATCATAGCGAACCCATTTTTAGTCTTTTCCATATTCTTTTAATTCCTTCCTTGCTAGACCTTCTATATGTCAAATTTTGGGTAATCAATAAGAACATTTAGCGAACATAAATATTTTTACAATCTTAGCTTATATAGTTTGCATAATAGTACAAAAGTTGTATAACTATTGAATGAAAAACAAATCAAGAAAGGAAAACTAAACATGACTAAAAACTATGCTAATGAAAGATATATACCTAAACATCTTAATACTAAAATAAAAGAAAACGATCATTTTGATTTTTATTATAATAATAATGATGAAAAACCAGAATGTATTGCGTTTGCTAAAAAAGCTAAAAACAAATTGTTTTGGTATAGATTTAAAAATGTAGAGCAAATGAATAAGCATATTAATAATGCTTTAGAAAATGCTAAGACAAGAGAAGAAGAAAAAGCTAAATATAAAGCTGAAAGACTAAAACCTCACACATTAAAAGTTGGAGATGTTTTATATACTTCTTGGGGTTATGACCAAACTAATATTGATTTTTACAAAGTTGTAAAATTAGTTGGCAAAACTTCAGTTAAACTTTGTTCTATGAATAATAAATATTTAAATTCAGATTGTAGAGCAAGTGATAAAGTTGTTCCAGGTGATGTTAAAGAAAATGCAGAACCTTTTTTAAAAAGAGTTAATGGTAAAGATAACCATGTTAATATCTCATCTTTTGAATTTGCTAGAGTTTGGGATGGTAATGCTAAATATCAGACCGCAGCTGGTTTTGGACACTAGATCGAAACTTGGGGGAGCAATCCCCCTTGTCTTGAGGTTACTCCTCAACTGATGAGATCAGAAACTAAAAGAAAGGTACTATGAAACATACACTTGAAACTAAATATAAAGATGAAGAAAACTATACAATTCAATATTTTGTATGGGGTAAAATAAATAGTGATCATAAAAGTTTTTATTTAACACCAAATGAATTACAAAACTTTATGAATGAACAAAAACTTAATAAATCTCAACAAAAACAAGTTCAAGAACTTTGGGGTATGAGAGGAATTGAATTTGAAAAAGGATTTGCAATTGAAAGAAAACTTAAACTAGGAGATATAAAAGTAATATGAAAAACTTAGATTACAAATCAATAACTAATATCCTAGAGTCGCAAAATAAAGGTAAGAAGTTTTACGATTTTATGGATATGGAAGATGTTGAATTTAGAATAAAGGAGGAAATAGTTCCTTTACCTAAAAAATACTTTAATAATATAGTTAAATTTATAAAGGGGGAGAAATGAATTATGGTTATTATGATACTTGGAATGAATATTTTATTGAATTTATAAATAAAATTAAAAAGAGATGGCTCAAAAAAGATAAACAACAATTAAAAGAATTAGAATTGCAATCAAAAAAATTAGATATTGAAAGAGATATTGCTTATTCTAATTTTAGAAAAATTGCCGATAAATGCGAAAAAGTTGAAAATAAAATATATAAATTAAATCAAAAATATACTTATCGAAAAAAAATAAAGGTTAGAAATCCTTATTATAAAGAGAAGGAAGTAATAGCAATATGATTAGAAATAAATTTGGTTTGCCTTTGGTCTATGATTTTAATATAGCTTCAAGGGATAAAAGGAGAATAAGGAACTTAGAATATATGAGATGGAACTGTCCTAAAGGTTGGGAAAGTCTTTGGAGCAATAAATTAGATCAATTAAAAAAGAATATAAGTGAAAGAAAAAATAAAACTCTCAACTAATATAGACAAAGAAAAATTGGCTATACAAACTTTCAAGAACATCATTGAGGGATCTAGGTCTATCAATGGTGTTACTTGGAATAGAATTAAAAATTTAAAACCAAAGGATCAAATAATATGCTTGAAACAATTATCGCAATAGAGATCGCATTACTTATTTTTTATTATGCAACAAACTAAACTAAAGGTTTTAGACCTATTTAGTGGTATCGGTGGATTTTCATTAGGTTTAGAATCTACAGGACACTTTGAAACAATTGCTTTTTGTGAAAAAGACCAATTTTGCCAAAAGGTCTTGCAAAAGAATTTTAAAAACATACCAATTGAAGGAGATGTAAGAAATGTCAAAGGAGAAAAATACAAAGCAGATGTCGTTACTGGGGGATTCCCATGTCAAAGTTTCAGTATTGCCGGTAAGCAAAAAGGAAAAGATGATGAACGATACCTCTGGGATGAAATGTTTAGAGTCATTAAAGAGGTTAAACCCAGATGGATTATTGGTGAAAATGTGCAAAACCTTATTAACATCTCAAATGGAACAATCCTCAAAGACATTGTTGAAGGGTTGGAAGCCGAAAATTTCGAAGTCCAATGTTTTAGTATTTCAGCTAGTTCACAAGGTGCTTGGCATAAAAGAGAAAGAATCTGGATTGTTGCCAACTCCAACGACAGATTCAGTATCAGAAAGGACAAAAAAATACAAACAAGGAGGA